AAGCCATTTTAAAGGTTTTTTTAATCTTTTATATTTAGAATTAACTTTGTCCTTTATATGCTTTTTCATATAACTCCGTTACCCTTCTTACATAACCAGGATCTCTTTTAGAACTATCCCAGTAACGAGGATCATTTAACATTGATTTTAAATCATCTTGTGTTGCTTGTGCATCAACTTGTGTATTTGATGTTGGCATATTTGAATCTTTAGTAAGTTTCATTATTTCTTCAACAACTTGAACTCCTTCAGCAGTTGCTGCTAATGCAGAAATCGTTGAAAAGCCTTCTGGAGTTAAATGTTTTTTAGACCACATAGATGCAGCTTCTATTCTTTCTTTTCCTGCATCACCAAGTTTTTGTCGTTCTAATTCTGTGTTAGGTAAATTAGCAACAGCATTATCAATAAAAGCTTTAACACCTTCATCATATTGTTCTTGTGATAAACCAGCATCTTTTGCAGTTTTATCCCACCATTGAACAATAGGCATATCTTTATCAATTTTAATATCTATTGAATTATCTAATTCTGGAATAGATAGCTTATAAGTTTCTGGTACATTCCTTAATTTTTCAGATTCAATATCTGTTCTAATTTGTTTAGTAAGATCTTCTGTTCTTGATCCTAATTTAGATTCAAGTGAATTATAACTTGCTGCTAAATTTTCTAAATTAACTTTATTGTTATCGGCATCCCAAAATTTATCTTGTATATATTCTGGTTTACCTGCTTCAGTAGTTGTTTCTGTAGCGATTGGTGCTGTATTAGCATTATCATCTGCCATCTTGTTCTCCTTTTTTTTTTCGTGTTTTAATTATACCAACTAAAAATCTCATACCTTCAATATGAAATAATTGATTGCTAGTTACATTAGGCCCAGCAACTGCTTCAGTTGTAATTGATTGTAGGTATTCTAATACCTTTTCACCTTCTTCACCTTTAAATACATTTGCGAAATGTTTATTTAAGATCTCCTCATCTTTTGTAGATCTTGAATAACCATCTATGCTTGTTGTAATTTTAGGTTTTTCTTTGTTTAGTGCATCCCATGTCATTCTACGTTCCTGGTGGAACTTCTCCTCCTTCTGGTGCTGATTGTTGTAGCTGAGTCATACGATCAGCTAATTGTTTTTGCTCATTCTCATCTCTAATAAGTTTTTCTGGCAGGTTCATTTTTTCTGCTAAATATTTTGCAGTTTCATTTTGATCTACAATTAAGTTAATCATTTGTGGGCCAAACGTACCTGCTATTATTTCATTGAACCTAGTTACATCTGCAACATCTTGTAAATGTTGAGCTTGTGCTAGAGGTGATCTTGGAGCTATTTTAACTTCCCTACCATTTACTTTAGGGATTTCTATTCTACCTTGTTTAGATAAAATTCTAATAATTCTTCTTAATAATGGATTAATTAATTCAGATTGTAGTCTTCCAAAAGAAGCACCTATCTGTCTTGATAGATCTGCCATTCTTTCAGATACTTCTGTTGCTGTCATTGGAGTACCTTCTGGTCTTCCAAGAGCTTCCATGTATAAAGCTTTTTTAATATTAGTTCTCATGTCATTTAAAACCAACTGTGCAACATCAAAGTTAGATGCTGCTTGAATTGGTAACAAACCTTTAGAACCTGGAGCTACAGGAATTAAAGAACCTGGTACAAGGGAAATATTATCAGGATTTATTACACCATCGTCTTCATAAGTATAAACACCACTTACTGACATTTGTGCATTTTGTAATATTAATTCTATAGTAAGGTTACAAGTTTTTATTGCACCCATTGCATTAAATACTGGCCCTCTACCATATACTTCTCCCGATGCTTTGTTCCATCTAAATACTAAATAAGGATTAGAACCATCACCAGAATATTCTTCTTCTAATAATATATGTTTAGGATTTTCCATAACAACACAGAATTTATATTTTTCTACATTGTCTTCATAAATTTTATAAATAGCTTCTATTATTTTAACTTCTTTCTTTTGTTTTAATGGATCAAAATTTTCTGGTAATTTAGCTCTAGGATATAAAATATTTATTTCATGTGCTTTACAAGTTCTTGTTCTATATACAGTATCAATTTTACCATCTGGGCCATTCATTAAACAAACTCTTGTTAATGGTATTGAAGTAAATTTAATTGGGTTTATTGCATCACCTTCTTCTACAAGTAGTATTCCTGTACCAATAGCAAGATCCATAAATGCTTCATGTATCTCTTGGTTAAAGTTAGATGTTTGTAATACTTGAAAAACATAATCTGTAATTTTATCTAGTTCTTGATTTATTCCTGGTTTTTTTTCTGGTGGTATTTCAGAACCAGCTTGAAAGTCTGCCCATCTAGCAAACGTAGGTGTAATACCTGCTTGTAGTCTTGATGCAAATTCTTGTACTCCAACAACAGCTGTTTCGTCAAAAATTTTATCGGTTCGTTTTTGACCTGGGGATTCATCATAAAAAGACTCACGATTAGGTAAGCAATACTCATATGCTTCCTCAAATTTATCTTTCCAATAATCTTTTACACCTTGGGCTTCTTTATACTTTTTAAGTATTTCAGTAACCTTGTCTGTAAGACCATAGTTTTGTGTATCTTCAGTTTCAATGTATGCCATTATTTTTTTTTCTTTTTGTTTTCTTTTCCAAGTCGTTCCATTTCTTTATCAACAGAACCTGGCCCATAAATAAAATCTATTTGTGCATCTGTAGATGGATAATCATCTCCATGTTTTTTTTTACCTTCTTTGATTTTATCTTTCATCCAAGCTTTTGTGTGCCAAGTTTCGTGTGCCATATTTATCTCCTATTGAGCTGGATCAAAGTAACCACGACCACCTGCATTACCAAACATTGATCTAGCTCCTTTTAATCCTTTTATTTTTTTATAATTTTCTTCTTTTTCTTCTTCTGTTATTGCATTTTTTTTATTTTCTTCTTCAGTTATTTTTTTGGACTCAGTTTCTACTTGTGTTTCATTTTTTTTAATAACTGGATCTGCATCAGCAGTTCGAATTAAATTACCTTTGCTATCTTCTCTCCAACCAGAATTTATATTTCCATAAGCATCTGTGCTTCCTTGCATTCTTTTATTAAGATAATCACCATAAATTTCATTTTGTTTTGTTATTGAAAAGTTTTGAAATTCTGTTTTAGAATATTTAGTACCTTTATAAGTAACTCCTTTTTTTGAAAGGACACTATTAGAAAAAAAAGTTCTTGTATAAACAGATCCTTTTTTTAAAGCTTTATCTATTGGTTTTAATGTTAAAAATGGATTCTCTACTTTTCCAGAATTAATAAACTCTTTTTCTTTAGTTTTTTGTTCTTTAGCTAATTCATTTGTTTTATTAGAACCTGCACCTATATTAGTAGTTTGATTTAGGTTTCTATTACCACCATAATTACCACCAGATGATGCTCCACCTGCTGGCCCATCTGTTCCTTTATTTCCACCATCATTACTCATTAGTTTAATTCCTCGTCATCTAGAAAATCATCTTCTTCAAATTCATCTATGTCTTTAGGAAACATAATATCTTCTAGATCTTCCATTAAAGATTGTTCTTCTGAATGGATCTCTGCAATTCTATCTAAAATTTGTCTAGCTGTTTTTTTTGCCATGATTTTCCCTTTTTTCCCAAAATGGCTTATATCCAGCTTTTAGCAACGCACAATAAAGCTGATATGGTGTAATGATCCACCATCTATAAAATCCAATTAACCTCATAACAAATGATACGCAGGACAATTCTTTAATTCTCATCAGATGCCAATCATTTTTTTTAGGACAAATCAGTATTTTAAAATCATAAAGTTTAGCAAATAGTTCTTCAGCAGCTATTGGGCTAAGTATAGTTGTTTCAATACCTGCATGATTAAACTCTACATGTATCCAATGTTTAACATTTGTATCATAATGTAATGCACCACAATGACTAAAGCCTGGTTTTGGTTTCCACCACCAAATCCATTTAGCATATCTAACAGTTCTAGCATTGCTAAAATAGACTAGCCATTCCTTTTGAACAGATCCCATACTTTCCTTGTTTTCTTTTTTTGTCCTGCAAATACATCCCATTCTTTTTTAGCAATAACAGTTTTCTGTGTTTGCTTACCAGATAGAATAGTTCGACCTTCACCTGCTCCCATCATTAAATATTGTAATGCATCGTGAACGTGGGAGTATCTATTCTTTAGTGGTTTTTCATCATAACGATCTCCAGAAGTTTGTAGTCGTCTGTAATGATAACCACCATTGAACCCTTTTTTTAAATTAATACATTTAGTATCCATTAAAAATCCTGCTTTACCATCAAGCAATCTTTGTAGTGCTGCATCTACAGCTTCTATTCTAAGAGCAACATCATTAGATGGTGCAGGTATAGCTTTTAATCCATACGTTCTCATAATTTGAAAAGGTGTTCTTTCATCCGTCTGTGATCTAAAATCACCAGCAGGATCTCCATAGATATGCACTTCATATTGTTTGTAGTGTGTAGCTATTTCTTTTCTTAATAATTCAGAAAATCTCATAACCCCCATATCGAAACATACAAGTTCGTTTAAGATATGCCATCTTCCAGTCGCTAACCTTTGGGCAAAGACAGCTGCAGGAGTTAAGCCGAAGTCAATTCCTATATAAATAGGTTGACCAAGGCTTAGTTGCAAATCCTCTGTAGCAACGTGCATCTCTTGTCTAAAGTTTGGATAAACAGGTTTACCTTCTTCGATAGTTCCTAGTT